CAGTGAATAGCAATTCATACTCTTCTTGATGCTCTTGTGATTTAAATTCGGGAATATTCATAGTGTTACGCAGTAAGATTGTCAATCACGTTGTCTCCAGTCATCTGGTTTGTCATCGTTCCACCAGTCTAGCATATCATCGATGGAATTGAAACCCCGTCTACCAAATCTCTCATGTCCTGTACCGCCAATATCTAGTTGATTAAGAAAGTCATCCATATCACCTTCTTGCATATCAGGATTCTCTGCAGTCCGTCTTGCCTGACGAAGAATCGTAGCAGCAGATCTATTTGCTTTTGCAAGTTTCTCTGCCCAGATCATATCTTCTAAACCCACCTCTTCATGCTTAGCAATCTTTTGACAGATGCCTTCCAGTCTTAGTCTATATTGGGTTGAAAGCATATTACTTATCCGATAGATAGTGCTCTAATTGATTGATTCTTTGAAACTCGTCGTATGCAGTTTCAGATCTGATGTGTAGGATGTCACGAATATCGTCCATAATAAAAGTTGGATCAATATAATCATCCAGATATTTATCGAGTGCCTCTTTGAGGTTTCGATATCTATGCCACTCTTGAGAGTAAGGTTTGTAATTCATGATGATCAACTAGATAAAAATATTTAGGATTCGTCAGTGAGTTTTGAAAAATCATTGACCTTTTCAAACTTTAACGTACGCATAAACTTGTCCACCAGTATATCACCTTTGTGGGAAATTACAAACACATTTGTTTCGCTACCAAGACTACGAAGAATTTTTAGAAGCTCATTAGTGCCTTCAGTATCTAGGGATGAATCAAATACTTCATCCAAGATAAGAAGATTTGTTGCTACAGAGTTTTTCATTTTAGCAACTTCTCTCCAAGTAAACAAAAGTGCTAGGTCGATCTTTTGTTTTTCTCCCTCAGAAAAAGAAGCATAACTAAATTCATCCCTGAAGCGACTCTTAATAACTTCATTAAACTCCTCGTCGAGGGTGAAGTTGACATAGAAGTCCATTGACTGCAGATATTTATTGATCAACTGATTGAATACAGGAATGTATTTCTTGATAATCTGACTTTTGATACCGCTATCTTTTAGCAGAGAAGAAACAACTTGATACTCATCCAGTTGTTGACTAATCTTAGCGCAGTCTTCTATATTCTTATTAAGATCTTTAGTAAAGATCTTGAGTGACTCCTCAGCATCAGCAATGTTTGGAGTATTCATGTTGTGATCAATCAACTGTTTCTGAATCTCCAGATTGTCAAACTCTAGACGTACAATTTCTCGCTCCAGAATATTGATCTCACTTCTCAACTCGTGTGCTTGAGAAGACTTCTCATCCATCTCAACAAGTTGTGCAGTTAGTGCATCAATGTTATCTTGAAAGTCTTTGATTTCTTTAGAGTATACTTTCCCTGCTTTAGTTAGGGTGCCGATTTGGTCTTGCTTGAATGACTCTTCAATACTCTGTCCACAAGTAGGACAATCACTATGATCTTGAAAAAACTTAAGATCTCCAGCAAGTCGCTTAAGGTCAGACTTTTTGACTGCTTGGTTTTGTTTGAATGTAGAGACACTTCCTTTGAGATCATTATAAGTTGTCAGGTCAAACTCAACCATACCCAGTTGCTTTTGCTTCTCAACTAGTTTGATTTGAGTGTCATCAATTTTAAAAAGATTATCTGATACTTTACTTTCCTTCTCCTTCAAGTAGTTAGTGTTAACTTCTTTGAGGGAATCAATTAACTTTTGAGCAGAAGAAACTTTCTCCTCGGACAATGCCAGAAGATGTTTACAGTCAGTGCTTGAATTATGTGCTGATCTAATCTTATCTTTAAGCAGCGTATTCATCTGCGAAAAGATGCCAATGTCTAGAAGATCTTCGATAACTTCTCTTCGATGTGCAGCAGGCAACTGCATAAAAGGCACAAAAGTGCTACTACCAAGAATAACAACCTGAGTGAAAGACTTGTAGTTAAGTTTAAGTACAGATTGCTCAAGGTATTTCTGGGTGTCCTTAGTTGCTGCATCTTGATCTACCAGTTTGTTGTTTTTGTAAATCTCGAATGTGTTGGGTTTGATACCACGAAACACTCGATAGTCATCAGGACCAATACTAAAACAAACTTCTACCTTTAGACCCTTTTCGTTAATACTGTTAACAAGTTGTGGCTTATTGATCTTACGAAATGGTTTATTGAATAGTGCAAAACAGATTGCATCTAGAATGGTGGACTTACCAGCACCATTCGAACCAATTATAAGACTTGAGTTAACCTCGTTGAGATTAACTTCTGTCCACTGATCACCCGTTGAGAGAAAATTCTTCCAGCGGATAGTTTCAAATAAGATCATGTTGGGGGAATAACGAATTCATCTTTACCGATAATGGTGTAGTAGTAATCATATCTACCACAGTTAGCAGCGACAATGTTAGCATCTACTTCTAGGATTTCTAATTCCTCTTCGTATCCATCTGCCATAAGGAGGTCATTGTATCTCACTGCGTCCTCTTCAGATTCAAACACTTGTACGGTTTTGATACGATCTTTGTTAAAGACAGCATAGACACCGCCAGTGTTTTTGTCTGTGAGAATATACATTAGATTTCGCAAGCTTCGATGTACAGGGACCTCATAATGTTTTTAACATTGTTAGTGTCTACCTTAAGGTCAATCTCATCTATGTATTTATCCAAGAGGGTTAAGGTGTCTTCGGTTTCCATAACCTCGCCACCCATTTCGACTGACAAATCTTCGATGATTTTTAGATCTGCCAAACCAAGATCTTGGAGTTGTCTAACGTTGTGATCAAACTTGGCGTTGTCGCCTTTGTCTTCTACAACAAGTTTTACATATGTGCCCGCCAGATCATTTTTATCTGGTAGAGCAACTCCACCATTATAATAGAGCTTATGGAAAGTGTCAAAGGGATTGCGATAGAAAGTAGTCTTAAGCGTTTCTGTGTCAAAGACGTGGAATCCTCGTTTGCATCCATAGTCATTCCAGTAGAGTTGATAGGGATTACCCAGATAGGTTATATTATCTTTCTGAGACTTCATATGGTAGTGTCCACTGAATACCTTCTCAAACTTAGAGAAGACACCTTTGTCCATACCATTCTGCATCACATGCCCAGGGTGAGCTTCAAAACCGTTAAGCTCAAGATGACCCATGCAGACCCGTGCAGTACTAGCCTGGATTTCTCTAAATGACTCATCTCGGTTTTCATCACAAATCCAAGGAAGTAGCAGTATATCAAGACCGTCAAACCCAACAGTAGTTGGACTATCGTGGACGATAATGTTATTGTATTCTCCCAGTAATTCTCTAGGGGCATTGATCCTTAGGGTATTCTTGTAGTAAATATCATGATTACCAGTGAGCATGTGCATAGTTACACCCATGCTCTCCAAAGGATTAAACCACATCTCCTTTGCTTCTGCAAGAGACATGAAGTTAATAGATCTCCTTTTATCAAAGGTATCGCCAAGAGCAATCACAGTATCAATCTTAGATACCTTGATAAAAGGGACAACTATATCGTTGTAAAATTTTTTATATATGTTGATGAAGGATTGATTGTCGTTTCGGACACCGAAGTGTTGATCCGTAATCAGAAGAATTTTCATTACTCAGAAGTGTTACGTTTGTCACGGCGTTGAGCATTCCGAGAATTGATCTCAATCCGATTCTTGATGTAATTATAGTCGGAAGTTGAGTCGCCGTCAACGTGCATGATATCGTCGTAACCAGACTTCTCAATGATCTTCTCTTTGATATCCATCTGGCGTTTCTCTTTTGCAATACGTCTCAGGAATGCATAGTACACAATCTGAGTAAAGTATGCAAAAGGATTCTTTGACTTCTGTGGATCAAAGTTATCAATATACTGAATACAGTTTTCAATACCATCACAGACCATATCATCCTTATACATGTAGTTGATGAAGTTTGGTCTATATGATAAATGTGTTGCAATCTTGAGGAAACAACCGCCGATGTAATTATCTACTCTAGGTTTCGGCAAACCTTTTGCTTCCGCAATGGCAACCTTATCTTTGTATTTAATTAGGGCGGCAAGAAACTCTTGATTATTTACATAATGTTGCTTCTTTTTCATTGGTGGAGCAATTGCCATATTTGTTGTTCTTCGCCTGTTAGTATTATAACACACTTGACAAGAATGTCAATTCTCTGTAGAATAACCATGTGAGGGTTGAAGGGTTACTTATAGTAACTAGGATTCTTATATATCTTTTCAAAGAGTTGTCTTGCGTCGGTGACGTTTCCTTTGTATCCCATGTCAGTATCGAGGGATACTTTTTTTGTATCTTTGGAATTCTTTAGGTCTTCGCCAGCGATGTACGCTTCATACATCATGACATACTCTGGTGATAGCGATGCGAGAGTTACAATATCTTTTTCTCTAAGAATGAAAAATTCTTCTTCACTCATTTGCATCCAGTGAGAGAATCCCATCCCCCTAGCAACTTTACCGTCTTCCAACTCTTTGATAAAAGTTTCAATGACTACTGGATCTTGTATGAAGACGATTGTCTCACCCACATCGTCTGTTAGGATTGCTTTACCAACAATTTCCTCGCCATTATTAAGTTTAAAAATTCCGTAGAATTCTTCATCATGTCGTGCGTAGTTAATCATAAGTCTTTACCCTTACCTCGGTGATTTCATATTGAAACTTTTCTTGGTTGTAAACCTTCACTCTTTCCATTAAATGATTGAGTGTGTAGTTGTTACCACGATCGGTAGATATGTCATCTGCAATATCATAAAGAGTTGCTTGCGCTTTATTCTCTCCCTTTCTCAATACACGTCCAATAGATTGGAGATTACGTACTCTAGATTTAGAAGGAGAAGCAAAGATAACATTATGTAAATTTTTAATATTGATACCTGTAGAGAATGTGCCGTAAGATGCAATGATAATCGTATCGTTTGATTGCTCAGTGAGAAGACGGATATCCTCTCTGTCATCAACGTCAACACCCCCGTGGACAAGATGCACAGGTCGTTTTGTATAACTATTTATCATCTCGTAAAGAGGGATGCCGTGACGGTCTACAAAGTTGAATAGCACAAGTGTATTACCTTTCAGATCACATGTTAGATTTCTGATGAACCTATTTCTCCCATCATGCTCAACTAAATAAGATATCTCGTCTTGGTAACCCTCAAATATTTTTTCATCGTGTTTTAGTAGCACGATGTTAACTTTAAGTTTGGCAACATGCCCAGCCTTCATTAACTCATTAGTGCGTGTGACTTGAGAGCATCTTCCAAAGACGCCTTCCAGCACTAGTTGATTTACATTTGCTCCATCTAGTGTACCTGTAAACCCGATTCGATATTTGCACTCATGGAGTTTCGACATCAAAGAAGTCAAAGATTTAGCTTTGAAAAGGTGCGCTTCGTCACCGATGACGACATCAAATCTATCAAACCAGCGTCTAGGTTCCTTATAGATAGATTGCCAAGTGGTAATTACTACTTGATCACTCGTGTATTTTTCCTGCCCCGCATAAATCTTGTGGCAATATTTGGACGCCATCCATCCATATTCCTCAAAGTCTTTATACATCTGCTCGACAAGAGACGTGGTGGGTACGACTATTAGAATATTTCTGTCCGCATTCACATGGTATCTGACTAATGTATAAATCATCAGAGATTTACCAGAAGCTGTCGGTGATAACAAGAGTCTCCTATTATATCTTAGTGCCTCGTATACAGCTTTATACTGATAATCCCTCACGCGATGGGGTAGATTTAACCCCTTTACGAAAGATGCTACCCCCTCAGGAGTGATCATCTCATTTACGTCTGTGGGACTACCGAAGAATTTGTTGTCCTGAATCTCATAAGTGTACTGCCTTTCCTTCGCCCAGTCCAAGAGATAGTCAATGAGACCGACATAGATCTCTCCTGTCCCTGGGGAGTAAAGGCGGATTTTTCCATCCCAACCTTTATACCTTTGATTCCTCTGCATGAATTTTGCAGACTCCACTTCAAAGCAAAAGAAGTCTGCTAATTCGTAATTGATATGTGGTTCTGCTTCGACCTTGAGATATACTTCATTCTTCTTACTGATCTTCAAATCATACATAAGGCGGACCATAAAACCATGCTACGAGAGATTTCCTGTGTCCAGCAGTGACAGGGCGGACCCTATGCCATTGATCTGCTAGGAAGAAAACTGCGGAATACTTTTTAGGTTTGATGGTAACAAACCTTTGTGTATCCCCTGGTTTATATATCTCCAAATCTAACTCGCCTCCTTCGTAGTCATCATTGAGGAAGAGAGACATGCTGATTTTACGTACAACACCATTGATAACCTTTGGGTGCTGGTCAATATGCCAATCATAGAATCCACCTTCACCGTAAGATCCAAACTGCACAGGTTCTACGCCAGTGATGTTTAAGTTCCAGTGTGCCTGTCTATTGATTTGTTTTATCATACGCAAAAGCATGAGCAAAAGATTTTGATCTTTCACCCATGCCACGTCTGTTTTTCTTTTTGTGCCACTTAATTGATTGTATAGTTTACCTGCATCCCATTGCAGGTTTTCATTGGCAATTGCTCTTTGGACTGTTGCTATTGAGTCACGATTGAATGTGACCTGCTTGTAGAAGAGACCGTAATTCATTAGAATCCATTCTTAAATTTCTCCCACTCAATTGCATTTTTGATTTGGAATGTCCTGTTATTGATTTGCCTCAGTACACTTTCAAGAAACGCTAGAGTCTGCTCTATGTATGCAATTTTGTATTGCACTTTACGGATGTCTTCATCTGCGTCAATAAACATACTGATCTCTTCCTTAGTAGTAAGTTTGAGATCGAAAGGCAGTTCTTTGTAGACAGAAGATGGTGCCTTGCCTTTATAATACAACCACTTATCTCTAACCAGTTGATTGTATTCCAACTCTCTCTCCTTTTTCATTAGAGAGTATGTTGTAAAAAACTCCATATATTTCATATGGAGTTGTGGTACTTTTGTGGATTCTTCACAGTAAAGGTCAGTGTCAATTACGCTGTCCTTCCTCCACATCCCTTGAAGAGTTTCTAAGTTCATAATCTAATCCTATTAGTGCGTCGTTCCAGTCCCCCGAGTAGTCCCACGGGTCAGGTACTTGTATCGTAGTGCTTGCAGGTGCCACGCTTGTGCTAGGCTCTTCGGACCCTCTCTCAACAAACGGAGCTCTAATTCTGAGAGTGGGAAGGTCGGGCACGCTAGAAGGTCCCTCTTCCACTGTTGGTTGTCTGCTTCGCTCATCTTCTGCGTCCCATATTTCACCAATTGCTTTTACTTGTTTGTCAATGGATTGCATTTCCATCTCCACTTTACCATCAATCCAATGATCATACAACCATTCAATTAAGCCCAATGCGAGATGATTGACAGGAAACTTTTGTTTGTTTGCCCATCGCTTACTCTTAGTATACCAATTATCTTCGCCACCCCATTGGTGCTCAAATTTAATCATCTCTTCGTTTGCGAGTTTACATTTCTTATTTCGTAAATGGTGTATTTAAAACTTGCAGTTGCTGAGAGAAAGTCGTTATCGCCGCCAGTAACATCAAACGACAATGTGGACAACTCCGTAGGCCACAAGTTTTTAAAGACAACTTCAAAGTTTGAAAGGTTGTTGTTATTCAAAACTTGAAGAGTGCCATCTGAATATCTGTAATCAAAATTCTCTTGTCTTTGATTAGCAGTTTTGAAATTAACTCTGTCATCAATACTCTGAGGTGATCCAAGTCCTCTCATCCAGTTGTGGATTTCCATGTAGTTTCTGAGATCTTCATCAACAATAAATTCGATCTCAAAACCACCATAGACAAGGTTACCCTCAGTAGGGATGGGTACTAAACCTCTGGTTGGAATGTCAACATTACCTAGCGATAGTGTAGGAATGGTCGCACGCTGACATAGGAAAGATGCTTTCCTTGCCTTCTCTAGGGTAAATAGAAACCCAATCGGTGATAGGAAGTTTCTATTGGTTAGTTGATCAGCGTACCAGTTTGCCATTTTTATGCGTTAATGTTTTCTAACCATGATGTAGCGATGAATTTTTCTCCAGATAGAGGAGGGTTGCCTCTATGGACATGGGTGAATCCTGCTGGCCAAATTAAGACCATACCCCGTTTTGGTTTTACTCGCAAAGATTGATATAGAAATTCTGTTTCACCACCATCAAAGTCATCATTTAGGTACATCATTGTTGCTAAGATTCTTCTATTTGCCCCCAGGTTGCCATCTTCAGAATGCCACGAATGGTATCCTTGTTGGGGTAGAGTCCTTTGCACATTCAGATATACTTGTTGATAACGATAGCAAAGCAGATGCTCATACTTTCGGATGTATTCTTCTAAACAAGTACCAACGATTTCATTATATGATCGCATGTATTGGTAACCACAGTTGTGGTCTAGCATAAAATCTTCAGTTGCAAGGCATTTATCTTTGCGGATATGTGCCCCCTTCTCTTTACCAAATGTGCCAAATCTATTGAATGTAGATCCGCACTTATCTTGATACCTCCAATACTCAATCAAATCAGAGCAGTCATATTCTGTGTCGAAGTAACCAATAAATTGGTCAAACCGAATATCGGTAATCATATTAAAATTGCATCATCTGATATATTTAGACAAAGAAAGGGGGTCCTTTCGGACCCCCCACACTTCCTTCACACGGTAAAGGTATTTATCATCACATCAGGTTAGCAACCTGGACGCGACGATAGTACTTGTTGCTATTGACGGTGAGAGCACCGCTGCCCTGGGTGAGACCTTGAGCGAAGGGATTGGAGACCATGCCGTAGCGGGTCTTGAAGCCAATCTTGGGCTGGAAGGTGTCAGGGTTGATAGCACGGACCTGCTGGAGGGGGACGTAGGGGCAATAGAAGAGACCTGCGTCATAGGGGCTAGTGCCCTTATAACCAGCAACGTAGAAGTGCTTATCAGCAACGTTTGCAGAATAAGGATCAACGTAGACCTTGATGCGACCGTTGAGGGTACCAACAAGGGTGCTGCTGTTGTCATCGGGGACGAGACCGTTGTTACCAGCGAGAGCAGGGGTGTAATCGAGGACACCAGCCATGCCGAGAGCAGAAACCACATCAGCAGAAGCGATGAGGATGTTACCCTTCCCACGACGAGTCTGATGACCGATTGCGTTTGCATCACGCTCGATCTGGAAAAGCAGACCCTTGAACTTCTCAACCGACCAGCGACCGTTGGAGTCAACGTCGAGGTCAAAGATGCCAGCGTTAGCGGTGTTGTTTTGAGCACCAGCAACTGCGTTGGTGTAGATGGTACGGACAACCTCACGGTTGATTTCAGCAAGGATCTCGGTGCTAAGGATGTTAGCGAGCTCTTGCTCAGCATCCAGACCATGAATTGCCTTCAGGTCTTGTGCCATCTCGATGCTGTATTCTGCCTTCAGGGCGCGTGCCTTTGCAGTAACGGTGACCTTCTCGATCGAGAAGCCCATCTCACGGAAAGCAGTGTTAGCAGAAGCGTCAGAAAGTGCCTCTACAGTAGCGGTGCTCATGCCTTGAGCGTCGCCAGTCAGCTCATAGGTGCCAGCGGGGCTGTCATTGAGCAGAGCAGGGTTGTTGCCTTCTGCATCGTTGTCAGCAGAACCAGATGCACCAGGATCGTAGGTGCCAGGACCACCCGAGAAACCAGCGTTGGGCTCGTTGAAGAATGCTTCATCATAGCCGCCTGCTGCGGGGTTACGCTCTGCGCCATAGTTGGTACGCATTGCGAAGATAAGACCAGTAGGACC